TCAAATTTGTGCATGGGTCGTTAGCCTTTATAACCTTTCAAGCTTATGGCTTATTTCGCCTCGCTCGATATAGAAGTCTTCGGGCTTACGGCTGTCTATTGAAAGTCGCGCGACCCGTTGTGCAAGTCGCGCGATTTCATTGTCGAGATTGAGAGGGATGGGGCGCTGGTTCTGGCGCATGGGCGTCAGCGCCGATGCGGTGGTTTCCATCCTCTAATCGAGTCGAGACTTTCGGATGTCACGCAACGATCGGTGCTGGCTACGTTTTCTTTCGGTTCGACATTGGCGCCGGACGCATTGCCGATACCCTTGATGCCTTCCTTCGCGCCGGGCGTGCCTTCGCCTTCTTTACCGGCCGGGGCTTCAACGTTAAATTTTTCGGTGTATGGATTGGCCATTAGGATGCTCCTGTAACATTTGCTGGATATCCAGCCTGTGGAACGTACTGCCCGGTGAACGCGTTGCCGGGCACGCTACCGACTGATGGGGTGGTGGTGTTTGTCAAGCCACCGACCTGATTAAACTCGGAGGCGTTATAACTTCCGACGCCCTGAGAGATGCCCGCGCCAGCTGCGGTATCGCCCACTGCGCCCGCTTGCGAGGGGTCGGCCGGTGCCGCGGCGGGATTGTTCCCGTCGCCGGTGCCGCTGCCCGAGCCGCCGCCTGCGTTGCTGCCGGACGTAATCAAAATTTCCTTGCAGCTGATGGTGCACATAGCGGCATAAGGCGTCGTCACATCATCGTGTAGGATGCAACTATCGATTAGCATGTTGGAGTATGACCGTTTAGCGGTCATCACCTCAATAAGTTGATACGAGTTTTTTAGTGCGATCAGGGCACCATACACCTGTTGCACATAACCGTCTTGTTGGTGGGTGGCGTTAGACCAGCCGACACGCATTAGGATTTCAGCGGGAAGCCGATATGCATGATCGCAACTCGGCGTCCCGACTTCGATCGGGTTCTGTGTGGTGACCGTTCGATCGGTTCCAATCGCTTCCACCACAATATCGGGGATGATGTAGCCGATCGATGTCGTGCCTTGGATGAAAACTGCGGCGCCCATTATGCATGGTCCCTTAGGTAGTTGATCATTGCAATTTAAGCAACATTCCCAAGCATGTTACGCACGGCTCTAGCATGTGCTGTTTGAATTTCATGATGTACAAGCTGAGCAACTTTATGTGCGTCTTCCGCACCATTCACATGGATCGTCACGTGCTGGTTGTGAGTGTTGTTGGTATCACCGCCCTGGTTCATGATGTTTGCACCGAAAGCGTGTGGGTCCACATTGCTATGGCCACCGTAGAAATCATTACCGTGATCTTTTGAGCCACGTTTTATAGCGTCGAGAGTTTTGCGGAACCCCGCTGTTTTATCTTCAGAGCTATCAGAACGCCTTTCAACGGCACCCTTAACCTCTCCGATCGTGGCATTACCTTCTTTGTCTATATGAAGCGATGCGTGACCGCCCGCCTGTCTAAGATTTTCTGCAAGCTTCTTTTTAAACGCTGGCCATTCTGACGCTGGGATTGCAAGGCAACCAAGGGTCTTAATTTGTTCAATGTCGTCTTTTGCACTTTCATGGATTTCGATACCTCTCCGCATTCTCCCTACGGCTGGGTCAAAATAATCGTCAACATGGAAGCCGCCCTTGCCGCCTCTGGCATTTGGATCGAAAGCGCCAGAAATATTATAGTCCCCTGGAGGTGTTTTCGGATTTGATTCAGGACCGCCAGACCCGTAATGGAAAGTTTGCCCATCAAGAGATATGGTTCCCTCACCATGGGACGTCTTAGAACCTTCCCCAGATGGGCCAGTTTTCCAACCCTCCCTTGACATTCGCGCGAAGCGGTTTGCGCTTGCCGTGCGCTCAGCTTCGGTGTTTGAGCCGTAGCCTTCATAAATATGACCAGCGCGACCAAATTGACTTGGTAAAATATTATGGAAATCGATACCCTCTTTAGCACCGATCGCGCCATAGTGTTTTTTAACCTCGTTATCAATATAACCTGCACGAAGTGCCATGCCTTGCAATTCTGGGTGTGACGCCGAAAAAGCTTGAAAACCTTGCCAGCGCCCGTTATCATCACGCCATTGCATCAGGTCATGAGCGTGCCCACTATCGCCCGCAGGGGTATTATAATTTAGCTTACTTTCACTTTGTGCTTGCCCAGCAAACATTGCTGCGCTGTCTCTGGAATATCCAAGCTTTTGCAACTCTCCCATTAGGTCTTTAGCATGAGCATCTTGTGCCGGAGTTGACTCGGCACCAGGGGAATTACCATGATGACCTGGCCAGTGGCCCTTGTCGCCGTGTGGCCCGTGGCCGGGGGCGGCGGTCCCGCCACCCATACCACCAGTGATAGCATCCGTGGAAGCGGCAAACCCAAAGAGCCTCATGAGGTTTGTCCACGCCTCACCAAGCTGTTTCCATGCCTGCAGAAGTGTGGGTATCCAGTTGTCGGTAACATACTTACCGACACGCTCAAAGGTTTTCATCAAGTCTTCCGCGTCGCCCTTGATCGGTGCAACAACAAGCTTGTCGAAATCATCGCCAAACTTGTTTAGTCCGCCTGCAACCGACTTGGCGAATGCGGTCCAATCGAAATCATCAATTTCCTTCCATGCTTTGTTCCAGGCATCTCCGAGGCCCTTCATGGTTTCGCCCCACTTGTCGCTGATGTCCTTCATGACACCGCCCAAGCCATTGGGGTCGTCTAGGGCCTCTCTGCCTTTCTTATTAAACCAGAAACTTTTGTTTTCGGGGTCTTCGTCGTGATCCCTCTTGAAGCCTTTCTTTATGGCCTCGTTCACCTTATCGATTGCCGGTGCAAGGGTCTCAAGGAAGCCTGTATTTTCGAGGATGGACATGCCCCACGTTTTGAACGTGGTTTCGATGTCGCGATAGGCGACCTCTAACTTGTGGCTGTCTTCGGTGAACTTTTCGGTGTTGATGCTGAGGTTCTTGACCAGTTCCTCGTATGCCTTGATGTGCTTCTCAGCCTCATCAATGTTGATAACCAACTCCTCGGGGATACCGAACATCTCTTGGTATCGTTTGCCAAGCATCTGTTGCTTCTCGTTGCCCGAAAACTCCATCTCATGAAGTTTGACGAGAAGTTGTTCAAACTGAATGCCCTGGTCTTTAGAGGTGATACCGAAGCGATTTTTCAGTATGCTCTCGTAACCACGCAACCTCTTAATGTGGTCAACGAAACTGGCTAGACCGGCGTTCGTCGTTGCAACACTGATGCCGACCTCTTCAAAACCTGTCTGTAGGGCTTTGATCTCACCAGCAGGGATGCGAAGTTGACGGCCAAAGAGATAAAGCTGGTCGAAGTGCGCGGCGAGGTCTTTCGCGAATTTCGCGATTTCGCCACCGGCCTTTTCCAAACTGTCAGTAAGGAGGTTAGCCTCCATGGAACCTTCTCTAATGGCTCCTACGAATTTCTTTTGGGCTTGTTCGTCATTGACGAAGCCGATCTCTACCAAAAATTCCGTCAAAACGTTAGTTTCGGGCACATGCGTGTCCTTTCAAAAGAAGGGGGCTCCGAAGAGCCCCTAAAGTGGCGTATGCGATGACAGGTGGGCCACGGCCCATAACAACAGGAACCATACCGGGCCTAGAGCCCACATGATAAACATCAGGGTCATGTCGCTAAAGACGAAAGGGAAGACCAATCATTTTGAACTCCTTTTCTCGATGCCGTGTGTGATCGCGCAGCGGGTGCGCTTCAAGCAGGCTTCTGCAATCTGCTCGAAACTCCCCGCCGTGAAGATCGGTTGTTGATAGGTTGAAACGTATGGGTTGGGGTCCACGTGGTTTGGATAGACGGGCGAGTGTTTCGTATCTGCCGCCCACGGTGGCCTCGAAAGTTTTACCGCACGCACTGTACACCCCTATTTGTTGCCTTCGAGAGCCCGATGCGCTCTGAAGGTATTTTCCATGTCGATGTCGATGATTTCGTTCATCAAGGCGACATCACATAGGGTATATGTTCCGTCGCGAAGTTCCTTCACCGTGCACTTTCCCTTCGCCACCGGTCGAAGGAGCCAGTCGAGCATTTTGTTTGGGAAGCCAACTGCAACGAAGTTCAGGGACGGCACCACACTCTGGAAGCGCAGAGGGGCGCGTATCAAAAATCCATTAAGTTTGCCCTCAGCACATTGATGACGATCTTCGTCATTATGCCGAGGTTGATGTCCATGAATTGCGGAGACTTCGCAACCCAAATCTTTGACCATTCTCCGTTTTCATTAAGACGTTCACACACTGACATGCACTCATCGATAATGAAGTGCAACCGCTCATTCGGTATCGTGTGAAGAGCGGTCATCACGGGCAACGCGTAACTGGTTGCCTCCTCTTTGGTCTTGGCATCTCCCATCCCGGCAAACGCTTCGATGAGAACCGGTAGGATGGGGGATAGGGCCTGCATTAAATCAACCTGTTTGAGAAGGTCAATTGTCGTGCAATGGTATGTCTTATCCCCCACCGGAAATTCTTTTAAGGTCGGTATCATGTCACACCCCTATCCTGTTAGCCTGCGCCTTGCGTAATAGCGTTGCTGGTTGGATTGCCGTCGCCGATTGTTTCGTCGATGGTGCCGCAGTTGAAAATCCAATCCATGATGCCGCCGTCTTGCGCGTTAACGTTCGCCGGTGGTTTGCGGAATGCAACCGACTGAGCAACGATATTGTCGCCGCGAGCGGTGTTCGTGATCGTGAGCGTGTTCTGGCCCCAATCTTGCGAGCCGTGCGCACGGTCAGCCTTCCACATCGTCATGAGGTTCGAGTTCGTCGGCGATGTCTTTTGCAGCTTGACCGAGATCATGCCGCCCTTCGACGCGTGCAACGAATGCATTGGTGTTCCGTCAGCGCCGATGTTCATCGTTTCGCTGTCGATCGAGTAGTCGATTGTGATCCCTTCCTCCGCTACCGCCGCCCCGATACCCAAAGGGAAACTTCCATTTGGGCCTTGGATGGTGGCCGATACGTCTAGGAATGAATAGACTTGGATGGCCATTACTTATTTTCCTCTCTCTCAGAACCAGCGGAGCAATGCGACATCGAAGATGTCATGGATGCCGTTGTCGAGATACACATGATATTGTTCCGGCACGAGTAGCGTTGGTGCGCTATACAATCCTTCGACGTGTCCCCAAACCCACTGCGGGCTTGCCCAACCCCAAAGTGTCACCGGGCGATAGAATACACGCACACGCGCGGCATTGGGGTATGTCCGCTTAAAAACTTGTGCAGGGATGGGTCTTGCCGGGGGTGCCGGTAGTTTCGGGTTGCGGGGTCTAATATAGCGGACGTCGAACGGTCTTAATGACCCATCGGGTAAAGCGACGGTGTAAGTTTCCAGCACGCTCGTGTATGGGTTAAAAGCAAGATTTGTTATGATAGCCGGTATCCACACCGGCCCAACAGCCCAAGGGCTCAGTGGCCAGAACGGATGAAAGACTTCGACAACCTCTAAATTAGCCCATTGTCTAACGAAGGCCATTTGCAATTCTCCTATTGATGTGGAAGGGGCACCCAATTAGCGCCCCCTTAAATCCCGATTAGCGGTTGACGGTGACGATGACATATGCGAAGTGCACAGCGCCTGCCAGTTTGGCCGCGACTTGGATGGGAGGCGCCTTGCGCGCTTCACGATCCGCCTGGGCTTGCTGCCGTACCGGCATGACCCAGCAATAATAACCTTCGTTCAGATAGTCGCCTTGATTCAGTTGACCGAAACCAGCGACGTTCCATTGGCCTGGCGCGCACATGCCGTTATAGACGGCCATGTTCATTGAGAAGTTACACGCGTTCACCAAGGTGGTGATGCCGGGGTCAGTCTGTGGAACCTTGGTTAGTGCACCGTAGAGCACATTCCACACGTTGATTTGGATGTAGTTCTGCAACCAGTCGCAGTTTTGCACCTCATCAAAGAAGTACCCGTTCGACATGACGCCCTGCTCTTCGATCGCCTGGTTCGAGAGGCCGACGTTGTAATAGACGTACACGTTGGCATTCTTGCCTTCAAGGATCGCTTGCTGCGAGCTTGTCATGTACTCGCCCGTGACACCGATCATCTTTTTGAATTTCAGGGTCAGGGTCGAGTTCTGCGCGCTGAAGTTAATCGTGGCGCAGCGTGCGAATGCAGATGCGACCGCGTAGTCGGTGCTACCGGCATATTGCACAAATGAACGGAAATACTGCAACGTCTGCAACGACGCGGCGATGTCCGTAGTGCTGCCCGCGTTAAACAACTGCGGATCGTTCGTGGTGATGCCATAGACGTGCGACCACGGCGACCCTTGGATGTACCCGGCGACGCCGGTGTGATCGGAGTTCGTGATGGTGGCAGCGAAGTATGAACCGTACCAGAGGCCACCAGCCAAATCATCGAGCAACTCGATGCAGGCAAGTGGGGTTTCGGCGGCGATACCGTCGGCCGGTGCTTCGGCGGTGGCTTCGTTGCCATAGATCAGGGTGGAAATGTCGGTTGCGTCGCCGCCAACAAGGTTGGCGCCGGAGGCTGCAACGTTGGCACCGCCGCACGAGATGGTCAGGCTGTCACCACCGACGCCAGCTGCAGCCGCGATGCAATAGACGTATGCGGCACCATCGGTCACATAGGTCATTGTCTTCGTGTTGGCCGAGGTGCTCGCATTCAACGCGTTGACGGTGTTCGACAATGTGGTGGGCAGGTCGGTGCCGATCGCAATTTCCAAACCGGCTGGGGTTCCCGAGGTATAGGTCCACGTGTCGCCGTTCACAACGAGGGTGTTTGTGCCAGCCATCTGCCCGGTGTAGTGGAAATTTCCAACCGCGGTTGGCACGTTTAGCCATGAAATATTGCTGGCCACGCCGGTCGTGCCGCTCTCGATCACGAATTGCTGATCGGGGGCTTGCCATTGCACGGTTGCGCCGCCCGGGGTATAGGCCGCGTTGATTGCGTTTTGGATCAACGTTGCGACGCCATTGAGATTGGTCACGGTTCCGCCAACCATATCGATGGCGGTGATGGCATACGGCACGCCGTCGAGCATGACATAGAAACCACCGTTCGAGATGCCGGTGAAATTGTCGATAGCCTGCATACCGGGGGCCATGACGCCGCAACGAAGTGTGGCGTGGCTCGCCGTCTGCGCGAAGCGGCCGACATAATAGATCGAAGGCTGCGGGCTCTGACCGAAGTGAAGGGCCGCCGCTTGATATTCGGGTGCGAGCGTTCCGAAGTCGTTACCGACTGCCGTGAGCGAAGAGTATTCGCGGATGCGCTCGTTGACGTCGATGACGTCAGAAGGTCCAACAACCATCATGGCACCGAAGTTGCGCATCTGCGCAGCCATGGGTGACAGATTGACTTGAACGTTGACGACCTCCTGCAAGGGCAGGCCTTGGGGTCCAACTTGGATTGTCATGTTCATTCTCTCCATGTCTTATGTTCAACAATGAACGCAATAGTAGGTCGAGATACCCCATATACGTTCGCTATGTCTTGCTGTGAACAACCGCCTCCTGCATAAATGAAGCGAATGACGTTTGCACATTCTTGATCAAGTTTTGTGGTTGTTCGGTTATATGCTTGTTCGCCCTTGGTTGCCCAACGGCAGTTTGATTTGCAGTACCCCTTATAATTCTCTATCCTATCGATGGTATGCCGGGGACTAGGTTTGCGACCCATATCGGTAAGGAAATTTTCATACTGCTCCCACCTTGGATCGTCTAACGTTGGTCGAACGGGATAGGCATGGCCAAGCGTTCCTCGGACACGGCGTAACATTGATCGCCAACTTGTATATTCCGAAGTTGGAGGGGTTCCACTCTCACCATGTTTCGGTGGAAACGTTCCATCAACGTTGTGTGTATTATACACGTTACCTCCTAATATGGTGGTCGAATTGGTTCGGCAGGCCCTGCCATCCCATGGTCTTTTATCCTCTTGGAAACGGAAGTGGGGCAGGTACTGGCGGATAATCGTTTTGACGAACCGGCTGAGCCGGGCCTGCCATTCCTTGCGTAATAAGGCCGATATCAGTAAATAGTTGAATTGGCGCGGACAGCAAATTCTTAACCGCGTAGCAGCGATCGATCGCAACCCTCAGGCAAAATTCAATGTCGCTGCGGCGGAACCATGTTTGATTGTACAACTCCGGGATATGCCGGACCTTGCAGTTTGTCGAAGCGAGGTTCATATAGTTCAACTGCAGAATTTCGCGATTTTGTGGAATTGACATCCCGTCGCGGAACGTTTTTGCATTGCCGCGCGAGTGCGGGCCATAGAATGTTGCCAACACGGTTACGTCTTCGTGGCGTTGATATTCGTCGAAGCCATCGCTATCACCACCGAACAACGTGTCGGCTGATACCGTTGCGGCTGATGCCGCTAGGGTGTACACGTTGCCCGCCGTGCCGGATACTGTAGCTGTGCACATGAACCTACTGCCAAGGACTTGATAGTCCATGACCGTTAGTCGCGCATCGGTTTGGGGATCGATGTTGACTAGCAGATTGAACAGCGTCATGCCGAGCGAAGACCCGATTGCGACCTGACTGTCATCGGTCGGTGCGATGTTCGTAAACGTGAATTGGTAACCATTGATGCTTATCGTGTCGCCGGGCGAAGGGTTGGTGTTGGTGAAATCGAACCAACCAAAAGCTTTCTGGCTTCCATGATGCCATGTAACGAAGCCATACTCCGGTTGCTCGTCAGTTATTCCAATAGCTGCCCAGTCGGTCGTTGATTGTGGGCGGGTAGGTGTCGGTGTTTGCCAACGTGGTCGAACCATTTCAGAGGGAAGCCCTGTCAATCCAACAACCCAAGCCTGTAAGAGGTCATCGAGCTGGTCATCTTCAAGGGGTATGGGTGGTGGTATCAGGGGAAGAAGAAACCCACCTGTGGAACTATCGTTCATTTTGTTACCTATTGATTTACGTCGCGGAGTTCACACAGTGCGATAACGTAGCCCGTCCCCATACGAGAATAGTCGGACACATTCATAACAGTATAATCTCTTCCGTTCCATCGCACGATGTCTGTGTCAATACTGGCCGTACCTCGCCTGTCGGTAAGGCGCCACTTGGTGATGATCACTATTTTACCCGAAAGGTTTTCAGCCTCGGGGAAGTAATGTTGGACACCTGAGTCACTCGTTCGCACAATGCCAAAAACGTTTGGGTATGTTTTTGGTGTGTTGACCGCACGCCCGTGATCATCGACCGTCTGTATTGAACGCGTCACTGAGAACACGTCGATGAACTCTACTGAGTCACAGTAGACTTCGCTAAAATCAAGATTGGGCATTATGGGGCCACCTCGCTGTGGCACATCGGCACGATCCATTGAAGGTCGTTACCTTCTAGCCAGAGTGGCGCACCGGGGCGCCCGTTAGATACGTTGGGCATCCCGCCGTTACGTGCGACCCAATCGCGAACAGGTTGCGGGTAGAAAGACCACATGATGTTCGTGCCCTTATCGGCATCGACAATCTTTTCATTTTGTATGGTCATGTATGTTTGCGTATGCCACCATACGGGCGTATTCACCAACACGGGGTCGGCCACGGTATTCCATGCTTGATGGAAACCGATGCGGGCATTTGGTGTAGCACACACCTTCGGGTGACCAAGGAACAACGTGCAAGACGACGCGCACAAGCCATCGATGATGACGGGCCGGTTGCGTGATCTTTTCACCTTATCGGCAAACACCGTCACATAGCCGCCTGGACTGTTGTGGATAACGATTGGCCGGTTTGGAATTGCGAAGGCGGGAGCGGCAAGCAGCCACAGTGCCATCACGAAAAGCAGAACGCGTTTCATCCACATATCAAAACCCCTCGTCTTCGCGTTTCTTTAGTGGGTTGGCGGGCGTCTTCGGGCGTATCACCGGTTTGATCGAGCGCCACATCTGCCCGGTTTCCTTTAGCGGCGCGAACGGTGCAACCATGCCCTTGCGCTTGCGCGCTTCGATGGTTGCCTCGGCCAGCGGTTCGAAGTGCCCCGGGTCGCTCATATACTCTTGGACCGCGCCCGCGACGTGCAACCCCAAGGCAGTGAGCCCCTGTTGAACGCGCGCCTCTTTATTCTCTTTGGTGCTTAGGGCCTCGGAGCCAATCTTTTTGAGCGCGGCTATGATGTCGTTTTTAACCGACGCCACGCCGGGGGCGAGGAACGGGCGCGCGGGGATATTCTGTAAGGGCGAACCCTTCTCATTAATCCACCCGAGTTGCGCGTTGGTGACGCCGCTGTCGTCATCACGTGCGCTGTTCTCCGATGGGATGCCGACATAGAGGCGAGAGGAGAGAAGTTTGTTAATGCCTTTGACTAAAATTTCATCGTAATTATCACGCCCTCTTTTAACGCCCATTTGTCAGCCCTCCCATTGATCCAAATAACGGACAAAGGGAGCACATGTGTTGTTCCTGCGCTTGACACCCATCAGCCGCTCATCATGTTTTGGCCGCTCACATCGACGCCGAAGACCGCGGCGTTGACGGGGCCGAGTGGTCCGGTGCCACTGACACCGATCAGGGTGATGCCCACAATCTCCGCCAGCTGCGCTAAGCGTGTGCCATAATTCGTTAAATTAAGAGGACCCCAGCCATCCATCGCCGCTTTGGCGGTATCGAATGAGACGCTCAGGCCGTCGCCGCTCTTGCTTGAGAT